AGGGCCCAGCCGCGAGCGGCCGGGCCCCCTTGATCGGCTTGGCTGGTTACGAAGCTACCCAATCGACGTCGGTGAGGACCTGGACGCCGCTCGTGCGGCGACGCTTCCAGTTGATCGTCCGCTCGGCGCGAAGACCGACGCTATTGGTCTGCCAGAGCGAGACCATCGACGTCGCCGGCGTCGGCGGAATCGAATTCGCCACCGGGGCGTCGCTCATTTCCACCGAGGCCTCGGTGCTCATGTCGACGTTGATCCCGCCTTCGTCGGCCAGGTAGATGTCGCCGGCGTTGACGAGCTCGACCACTGCGCCCGTGCTCTCGTGCGGCATGTATTCCGACGCGATCACCGGCAGGCCGAAGAACGTCCCGCCATTGAGCGAGATGCCGGGGAATTCCGGCTGGCCGAGCGCGTTCTGCATCAGTGAGAGCTGGAGAGCGATCGATGACGGCATGAGCCACACGCCGCTCGTCGGCGGGTTGTTCGCGGCAATGAACGCGTTCATCACCGCCGCGACGTCGGTTCGCACGCCCGCGGCATCGGTGCCGGTCGACACGATCGGCGTAACGCCGTTGGCGATCGACGGCGGCTTGATCCCCGCCGTGCCGGCGTTGTTCGGATCAACGAAATCGCGGTCCAGACGATCGCGGAGCGCCTCGGCCAGGCCATCGCGGACAAGGACCTCGGCGTTCGGGCTGCTGTCGCGGAGGAGCTCCATCGTGATGATCGCAATGTTCGCGACCTTCAACGGTTCGAGCGTGGTCCGCGAGAAGTCGAACGAGGTGAGCGGCTTCGCCCGCCCCTCGCCAACCCAGTAGCCGGCGCCGCCGCCGATCTGGCTCACCAGCGGCGTCCGGAACGGCACGCGCCGCAGGCTCGGGATCCCGTTCGCCCCGAACTTGCCGAGGATCGTCATTGGCCGGAGGTAGGCGACGAAATCCGCGAACGGCCCGCTCTCGGTCGACACCAGGGCGCTGCCCCATCCGGCAGGGCTGTCCGTGCTGTCACCGCCGACGCTCCCGGCCGGCACCGCCGCCTTGAGGACGCCGATGGTGACATCGTCGTGCTTCCACCGGTTCTCGGCGTAGGCGAGCGCCTGCAGGAGATTGCCCTTGGCAAACCCGACCGCCTTGGCGATGCGCGCGAACCGGATGCCCGGCTCGAGCTTTTCGGTGTTCTTGACGATGATCCCGGCGCGCGCCTGGCTGCCCTCGCCTTCGCTCCGGGCTTCGTTGACCGGCTTCGCCTTCACGGCGGTGACCCGCTCGAGCGAGCGGAGCCGGGTGAGATCGCCGTCGATCGCTTCGACCTCGGTCTGCAGGTTGTCGAATTCCTCCTGCTCGGCCTGGTCGGTCGAGCGGGCCTCGTCCATTCCCTTCTGCATCACCGCTGTCATGCGCGCGGCTTTGGCGGCGCGCGTGGTCTCGAGCGCGGTGATCTGTTCAGACACGGTCCTCATTTTTCCGGGCGCCCTCCTTGGGCGTAATTCGAACTTCGGGGGCCCGAGACGCCGGGAGGAGCTGCACTGCGAACGCCCTGCGCTTTTCGTTGCCTGACGCGGCTGGCGCAGCACGATCAAATGATTTGACGGTCTGAATGGTGGCTTCCTGGTTGGCGGGGATCGTCACCAGGCTGAGCTCGAGGACCTCGGTCTCAACGAACCGGATCCCGCCGTCGTCCATGAACGAGAATTCGATCGGCCTGAATCCAATCGAGACGCCGCGGACCAGGCCTGCCTTGATCTCGCCCCAAGCGGTGTCGACGCGATCGCGGAGCGGACCAGACTCCTCGATCCGCGGCAGCTTCGCCTCAAAGTCGACGCCATCCTTCGTCGGCTTGTCGAACCGGACCGTGCCGACCGGTTGGTCCGCCTGGTGCTGGTGGAGAAGCGGCAACGGGTTTTTGAACTTGACGCCCAGCGGCTCCACGATGTCGCCGAGGCGATCGGGCGTCGGCGTCGTCGCCGTGCCGCGGATCGTCCGCTGGTCTTCCTGCACCGCCTTAACGGCCAGGATCGAATAGGCGCGGCGGTTCACCGCCGGGTTGATCACGGGGGTGCTCATTGGTTGTATCCGTTCCGCTTGGGGGGCTTGATCAACGGGAGGAGCGAGCGGTGATCGCGAACAACAATCAGGAAGGCGAGGCGCGGGTCTGGTGGCAGTTCGCCGTCGGCTTCACGCGCGAGGCGGCGGTCATTGCCGGCACCTATTCGCCGTTCAGTTTTGGCCTCGCCCACGACGTCGCGAGCGGCCGCCTGTTCCAGACTTCGCACGAGCTCCTGGGGACGATCGTCACGGCCTACGATCCGGCGGCCACCGTCGAGGCGCTTACCTCGCAATCACTATCGGACCGCCTGCGACCACGCCGAGGGCTTGGAGCAAGGCCAAAAGGATGACCAGGGCCGCGACCGCGAAGATGACCCAGCGGATGATCTGCTTGATCGCGGCATCGATCATCGGCGCGCGGTCGACGATCAGCGTGAGGACATAGGCGATCAGGCCGACGACCAGGGCCAGGATCACGAATCCGATGAGACCGGCGATTGAGATCGTCATAGGGTTTCCTCGGGTTGACAGTTTCGGGAGGGGCCGCGAGGTTCGGGTATCGCGTGGAGGCGAGATGAGAAGCTGCGGCGGTTGCACCGCGTGCTGCAAAGTGATGCCGGTCTCCGAGCTCGGAAAACCGGCGCTGACCCGCTGCCAGCACCAGCGCACCGGCAAGGGCTGCGCGATCTACGATCGGCGGCCGCGATCGTGCCGCCTGTGGGATTGCCTGTGGCTCAGCGACCCCGAGGCGACGGCCGAGCTCTCACGGCCCGACCGGTCGCATTACGTGATCGACATCCTCCCGGACTACGTCACGTCGGTGAATAACGAAACCGGCGAGCGGAAAAACTGGTCGGTACTCCAGATCTGGATAAGCGCCGCGCATCCCCACGCACACCGCGATCCCCACCTCCGCGCCTTCCTCGAGAAGCACCGGCTGATGGCTCTCATCCGCGTCGGCTCGACCGACGGGTTCTTGCTCGTCCCGCCGGCGGCGAGCTCCACCGGCGACTGGATCGAGCAGACGTCGTACATCGATCCCGAGCGCGAGCACACCGCCGCGGAGCGCGCCGCGGTATTCCGGCAGCTGCGCGAGGCGGCCGAATGACCGACGACGCGTCGATCGCCCGTTGGCTCAAGCGGATCGGTGCCCCCGCCAACGGCGGTCTGTCACCCGAGCTTCGGACGCTCTTACGGCCCGATCTCACCGACTATGAAATTCTGATGCACTGCACGAAGGTTCTGGACAGCGACGCAATGCCGCATGATTTCGCGCGTGCTCTTGCCGAGCTCATTAAGCCCACACCCGGCATTGTTTCGCCGTTCTCGTTCCGCCTTGACGTAGAACGGAACACGGATGCTTCGCGTGGAGTGCCCTGGCGGATTGTCGTTAAGCGACCGAAGACACGGAGGCGAAAATGACTGACGCTCCGATGCGGCGGTGGACGATCGATTTCACCTTCACGGGCGACCGCGCGCAAACCGTCCTTGCCGAAGCGACCAACCCGTCCGACGCGTTCCACGCGGCGATCACCTTCGTCGCCCGGACGATGAAGCCCGGCGAAAATTACCGGCACGTCTACGTCGGCACCGAAAAGCCGAGCGATAGCGATCCGAACATGCAGATGCCGGTCGCGTGGGCGCCGTGATCCGACGCTGGCACTGGCTCCGCGATGGCCCCTGCCCGACCGACCGCCCGTTCGTGACCTCGCACCGGATGCTCGACGTGGGCTCGACCATGGTCGGGTCGATCATGAACGCGCCGGCGAATTGCGTCGCGGTCGCGATCCGGTGGGACCCGATCAATCTCAGCGGCCGCGTCGTCGCCGATTGCGAGCGCGCCGCGCGCCGCAAAGGCATTCGGATTTTTTGGGTCCGACGGCGCCGCGCTTCACGCGTCCGGCAATAGGTCAGGCTATTCGCTTCCGGAGATGCGCCGGCACGATCTCGTCATCGTCGCCGCCAGCCATCGCCGTCGCGATGAACCGCGGATTAACCCAGACATGCAGCGCGTCCCTTTGCTCGACGTCGCCGATCACGATGCAGATTGCTTCCTGATCTTCCACAACATCGCCCGTCTCCGGCGGGGCGGGCGGCTGATAAAAGCCACTGATGACGCTGCCGTCCGAGAGCGTCACGATGACACGACCTCCCTCCGGCGGCATTTTGGCAGCTACGGCAGATAGTGCGTCCATGGTGTCCCCTTTTCACGCGAAGATCAGCTGGTAGGTCTTCTCCGGCTCGGCGCTGGTCATGGTCGCGGCGCCGACCGCCATCGCGAGCGCAATCAACGCGTCGATCCGGTTCACCGCCCGCCGCTTCGAAAACCAGAAATTGCCGAACGGGTCGCCCTCGACTGCAGCCGACATCATCGCCGCGATCAGCACCGGGCTGCGCCGCAACCGAATGCGCTTGTCGAGGATCAGCCCCTCGAGCGTCAGCTTGGAGCCCGGCATCCACAGCCCGCTCTCGGCGCCCTTCCGCTTGCCGCCCTGCGGGTGTTCCACGATCGGTAGCGTCAGGCCGAGCGCGTCGAGCTCGGGCTGAAAGTGCTTGTTGAAACCATACGCATCGTAGGCCAGCGCCTTGACCTTGAAGATGCTGCTGACCTCGGCCACCCGCGCCGCCAGGAATTCGAAGCCGACGACCTTGCCCGGCGTCGCCGCGAGCCACCCGTCGCGAACCCAGAGCTCATAGGGCGCCTGGTCGCGGATCGCGCGCTCGCCGAGCGTGTCGGCCGGCGTCCAGGCCTCAACCCATCCATCGAACGTCGGGCGGCCCTGCTCGTCCTTGCCGGTTTCCACGACGCCGGCGAGCGTCGACAGATCCTGCGTCGCCGACAGATCGAGCCCGAGCGCCACCTCCTTGCCGCGGTGCTCCCCCGGATCGAAGTCGGCGAGCACCGCCTCGATCGTCGGCCGCGCCATCCACGCCTGCTCGGCGTCGGTCCAGACGCAAAAGTGGTAGCGCAAGATCCCGTTGAGCTTGCCGGGGATGGCCTTTGCCTGGGCGACGACGTCGGCGAGATACGCGCGGGTGATCGTGACGTCGAGGAGCGGGTTTGCCTTCTCCCAGCATGCCGGGTCCTCGAGCGGATCGTCGCCCTCGTCCAGCGCGCAGACATACGAGAACGAGGTGTCGTCCTCGACGTCGCCGGCGGCCACGTTCACCGCGTGCTGATGCTCGGCCCAGCACACCGAATTCCGATCGCTGCCGCTGTTGGTGATCATCACCAGGAGCGGCTGCCGGCGCCACTTAAACCCGCGCTCGAGCATTTCGATCACGCGGCCGTCGCGGTGCTCGTGGATCTCGTCGCAGAGCGCGCAGCTGGGACGCGGGCCCGACTGTCCGTCCTCGGAGGAGATCGGCCGGAAGAACGAGCCGCTCTGCGTGTCGGTGAGATTCCAGACCGGGTTATTTCCCGACGTCAGGATCCGGGCGCTGAGATGCGGCGACTGCGCGCGCATCGCCACGGCGTCGCGGAACAGCACCATCGCCTGCTCGCGCTTCGACGCGGCCGCGTAGACCTCAGCGCGGGCCTCATGGTCCGACACCATGCAGTAGAGCCCGATCCCCGCGGCGAGCGGCGTCTTACCGTTCCCCTTCCCCTGCTCGATGTACGCCCGCCGGAATCGCCGCGCCCCATGCGCCCGCTTCCACCCGAACAACGAGCCGATGATGAACGCCTGCGACGGGTGGAGCTCGAAGACTTCCCCCTCGAACTGCCCGCCGGCCAGGCGGAGCACGCTCGGGAAGTAGCTGGTGACGTGCTTTGCCGCGGCCGGATCCCACACCAGGCCGCGCTTCGGACCATCGACCAGGTCGCGGAGATGGCGCTCGCAGCTGTGACGGACATGCGGGCCGGCGATGATCCGGCCGGCGGCGACGTCCCGCGCGTAGCGGGTTACGACATCGTCAGGCGGCGGCCTGGGCATCCGGGGCCTTGCTCTGGACTACGCCCCGCTCCCCCGCGATCTCATCGAACGATCGACCGTCGCCCTCGAGGAGCGCGGCTTTGCCCGTGAACTCCTGCCAGCGGCGCACGGCGACGTCGACGTAGGCCGGCAGGATCTCAAGCGCATAGCAGCTGCGCGCCGTCATCTCGGCCGCGACGATCGTCGTCCCGGATCCGGAGAACGGCTCATACACCACCTCGCCCGGCGCCGAATTATTCTCGATCGGCCGCCGCATGCACTCGACCGGCTTCTGGGTGGCATGGCCGGTCTCCGACTTCAGGTGGTCGATCTCCCACACGGTCGACTGCCGGCGGCCGCCGTGCCAATTGCCGGTTCGCCCGAGCCGGATCACGTAGGCGGCGAGCTCGTGGTCGAGGACGATCTCGACCGGCGGATCGGCCTCGCCTGGCCGCTCGGCGAAAAACGCCGGCTCGTGCTGCCAGTGGTAGTGGCCGCGCGAGAGGACGGCCCGATTTTTCACCCAGACGATCTGCGAGCGGACCACGAAGCCAGCGGCGCGGAGCGACTCCGCGACCGGCAGCGCATGCAGCGCGCCATGCCAGACGTAGGCGACGTCGCCAGGGAACAGCGCCCACGCCGCGCGCCAGTCGGCGCGGTGGTCGTTCGCCACCTTGCCGACCGCGGCACCCTTCGAACCGACGCCGGCGGCGCCCCGCCAGGCCGGGTCGTAGTCGACGCCGTAGGGCGGATCGGTGACCATGAGCAGCGGCACCGTCCCGTTCAGCGCTCGCGACACGTCGCGGGGCTTGGTCGCGTCGCCGCAGAGCAACCGGTGCTTCCCCAGGAGCCAGAGATCGCCCGGCACCGTGACCGGCTTCGCCGGCGCCGCCGGCGCCGCGTCAGGGTCGGTGTTCCCGACGGTCCCGCCCTCGGTGAGTAGCTTGGCGAGCTCGCCGGCGCCGAACCCGAGCGCGCCGAGATCGACGCCCTGCGCGTCCAGGTCCTTGAGCTCCATCCCGAGCAACGTGTCCTGCCATTCGGCGTTGAGCGCGACGCGATTGTCGAGGAGCGCGAACGCCCGGCACTGCTGCTCGGTCCACCCCTCGGCGATGATGATCCGGACTTCGGTGAAGCCCTCGGCCTTGGCCGCCTCGAGGCGACCGTGGCCGGCGATGATCGTGCCGTCGGGCTCGACCAGGATCGGCCACACCTGGCCAAAGGTCTTGAACGCCGAGCGCAGCTGCCGGATCTGCTCGGGCGGATGCTTCCGCGCGTTGCGCGCGCTCGCCTTCAGCCGTTCGATCGGCCAGAGCTGAATCGCGTAGGGCGGAAGCGTGGTCGCCGCCGGCGCCGACGGCTTCGCTCGCTTACCCGGTGAAATACTTTTCGGCATCGTCGTTGAACTGCCCCTGGCCTGCCGCGAGGTTCCGCTCGTCGGTCGGTGAGAGCCCGAGGCTCGCGGCGAGGCGGACCCACTGCCGCCACGTCTCGTTAACCTGGGCGACGAACGGGTGGCTCTTGATCTGCGCGCCGTTCCGGCCCTGCTCGATCCGGTAAACCTCGTTCCGGAGCTCGGGCATCATCGCGCGCAGCTTCCGGAGGCGGACCGCGGCGCGGCAGTATTCGGTGATCGTGTCGACGTAGTGCGGCTTCAGACGATCGACCGCCGGCGCGGCGAGGAGCCGCGCGACGCGACGCCATTCCGACTGGAGCTCGGGCTCGAGGGCTTCGGGCTCGAGCGACGCGATCAGACGATCGGTGGCGGCCGCGCGGACCGCCGGGTCCATCCCCGGCAATGGGACAACGTTCCGCAGTTTCGGCTTTCGCCCGCGCATGCACGAGGTTCTCCAGTTGATCCGATTTCAGTTGCTATCCCCGCCGATGTGCCCCATTGAGGGCCGTCCTCGTTTGGGGACGGAAAGGGGAAGGGGCCACTAGCTCGGAGCGAGCGGTCCGGAGGCGAAAGCCCCCGACGCGGACGACCGGCAAGCGACGGCCCCTCCCCCCCCCCGCCCTCCCGAGGACACCACTCGAACCCAAAGGGGACATCCGATGACTGACATTCAGAACCCGAGCACCGCCAGCGACGCGCCGGCCCCGAAGGCCAAGCGCTCAACGAAGACGGCGCCCAAGTCGAAGACGGCGATCGTCGCCGCCATGCTGACCCGCGCCGGCGGCACCACCCGCCCCGAGATCCTGAAGGCAACCGGCTGGCCGACGGTCAGCGTTCAGGCGATCGCCAAGGCCGCCGGCCTCAAGCTGAAGATGGCGAAGAAGGCCGGCGAGCCGACCGTCT